GCCCGTTGTCAATCGCAAACAATATCACTCTCACTGTTAGTGGTAACTTGACAATCGTATAGGGGATAGAGAATGGCATCAACATTAACAGTAGACAACATTGTAGGGGCAACAACTGCAAGTACAGTGCATGCTCCAGGCCACGTTATACAAGTAGTAAGTGTTGTCAACGGAACAGCAGAATCTACATCTAACGCTAGTTCATTTGTAGCACACAGTGGTTTAGTAGCAGCAATAACACCAAAGTTTTCTAATAGCAAAATACTTGTAACTCTTGCATTTTCGTATAGAACTTCAAATGGTACTAATAACTCTAACTTTACGTTATATAGAGGTACTACAAATTTACTCCATTCTACAAAGGGTACTGGTACTCTGTTTAGTGGAAGCTCATATTACCAAGGACATCAAACAATATCCTTTTTAGATTCTCCTAATACAACATCATCAACTTCATATCAACTTAGGATGATGGTTAATACTACAACATCAGTTAATACTGATGGTGGACATGGAACTATTACACTACAGGAGATTGCACAATGAGTACTTTAGCAGTTAACACAATCACGGCAGAGACAGGTAACACAGTATCACTTGCATCTGGTAAGACTCTAAATGCATCACAGGGATTTACTCCACCAGCAGGACATGTTATACAGACTAAAAAAACTACTGGATCTCAAGAGACATCAGTTAGTGGTACTGGCTGGGTATCTACATATGCAGAGGTAGGAATTACTCCATCTTCAACTTCAAGTAAGATTTACCTCATGCATACTGCTGGTGGACTAATTCAATCAAATACCCATGGTCAATCTATTGGATTAAGAATTAAAAGAGTAATATCGGGTGGAGCAACAAGTTATCCGTATTCATCTGACAGATACCATTATGCAGATGCACAAGACTGGCATGGAACTAATTGGGCAGTAGTAGAATTAGATTCGCCAAACACTACTTCACTAGTTACATACACTATTCAACTTAAAAAAGAACAATCCTCTGGCTATTATAGACATTGTGATACAGCTACTTGGAATTTTGTAGCAATGGAAATAGCAGGATAACAAAATGAATAAACAGGAGAAAAAATAATGGCAACAGTAATAGACGCACTAAATGCTATTGGTGTCAACGAATGGGTTCTTAGAGGCGAACCAAAAAATGCAGACGAATTTGGAGCAATGTTCCGTAAGGTAACAGGTGCAACTGATGATGGTTCTGCAATCGAATCAGACAATGCTAAAGATTGGGGAGTTACTTGGTCACAAGTAGAAACCAAACAGTCAGAACTAACTGCGGCAGAACCTTTGAAAGCACTTCGTGCTGAGAGAGATAGATTGATTACTGCAACAGATTGGTGGGCAAGTTCAGACTTGACTATGACAAAGGCACAAAAAGATTACAGACAAGCACTTCGTGATATCACAAAGGACTACAATTCTTTGGATGATGTTAAGTGGCCTACTAAACCGTAAGGTTATGAAATGTCAAACCAAACTGATATTTTAGATAATGTTTTAGGAGTAGCAGACCCAGTAGAGAATGCAATGCGAGTTGTTTCTCCACCTAAACCTGTACTTGTTCCCGAAACAAAAATGAATGAAGAAGATGTAGATAATGATTATAAATATCAGAGAGAAAACTTTTATAATCTGATTGAAAGAGGACAGGATGCAATTGATGGTATCCTAGACCTTGCAAGAGAATCAGAACACCCCAGAACCTATGAGGTTGCGGGGCAACTAATTAAGAATGTTGCAGAGGTAACAGAGAAACTTGGAGACTTACAAAGTAAGATGAAAAAACTCAAAGAAGTACCTAACTCTGCACCAAAGAATGTAACTAATGCATTGTTTGTAGGAAGTACAGCAGAACTACAGAAGATGTTAAAAGGAAAAGAATGATATGCCATTAACAAAATTTAAACTAAGTTCAGTCGCTAATGACGGTATTACTAGTGCTAAAATTAAAGACGGCGATGTTGCAACAGTAGATATTGCAGACCAAGCAGTTACTTTAGCAAAACTTGAACACGGTACGTCATCAAATAACGGAAAATTTCTAAGAGCAAATAACGGTGCAGACCCTTCATATGAAGTGGTAAACACAGATTTGGTTGCTGATACAACTCCTCAACTTGGAGCAAACCTAGATGGTAATGGACACACAATAGATTTGAGTGCAAATACAACATCAATGAAAGTTCCTGTAGGAACAGAAGGACAACAACCCTCTGCCGCCGCTGGACAACTTAGATATGATTCTACTAAAGCTGTTTTAACTTATTCTGAT